GAAAAGTTGCATGGTACGCATGGGGCGGAGATGCTGGTTATTCATGGGCAAAGAAAGTTGTTGCTCATTTGAACAGAGAAGATGAAATTAAAAAGGGAGACGTTGCAGGACACCCTTTTCATGGAAATCAATACGAAAATGGTGAGAGTGGCAAAGCCTTTGCAAGGTCAAAAGATTTTATTTTAAATAATGTTTTTACAACCCGCTCTATAGAGGGTTCGGAGTGGTCTAACTACACCATTAATTCAGAAGAAAAAGAAAACTACACGGAAAACCTTTCCAAAATAATCAGCAACCCAGAAGGTTTTAAAAAGGCTCTTGCCGAATTTCCAACCAACGGAAAGCCAGACCCTGCAAAAGCAGTTATGGCAATGCTCGGCAACCTAGGTAAACCTTCGGTTGTAAGTGGGTCGGAGTTTTCAAAGGGCGACGAATATCAAAGATTATTTACTGGACTTTCAGCGCCCGTAGGGAAAGGCGCAGAAGTGGTTGCGGGGTTTGCGCACAGCGACAACCCAACATACGGTGGGGGAATTTACGGAACAGCCTTCTACACCAGCGAGTTGCCAAGCGAAGCGGTTGAGTACGCCAACGAGCGTGGCGACGCTAGAGACCATATGCTTTTGCAGATGAGGCTTGACTGGTCTAACCCAGACGCAAGCAACGCTGGAAGTGGCAGGAGCGTAAACTATAACTTTTCCAAAGAGGCAAACTTTAACGATTTGTTAAAACAAAACGGGTTTGATAAGGGAACAGCCGACCTACTTGCGGAAGGACTTAACGAAACTTCCTCGGACGCACTTAGCGGTTACAAGTATACCAATTCTGGTTATGTCAGGGTTTATGACCGTTCCATCTTGCAAATGAGCGACACCTACGCCTCGTGGGGAGAAACGGCGCCAACTTCAACTGGCGACCAAATTTTTGCAAACCAGAAAGTTAATACTGATACTGGCGTATCAGCAGAGCCGATAAATCGTGCATTGGCAAAAGGCGATGTCGCAGGTCACGAATTCCATGGCAACCAGTGGACACAAATTGGCGGACACACCGCAGATGAACACCCAAAGAAATGGGCAAAGGCAATCATCAGCGAACTACAAGCGGGTCGCTCTCCAAGCATCGGACAACACGAACTAGGTATACTTCTTAACAAAGTAGAGCAAAAGCAACTTGAAGGTTCTTTAACTGCTGATGTAACTAACCTGCGTATTGACGGTACAAACCTTATGGGCCAAGAAGGTCTTGGTTATACACGTGAAGAGATGCCCCAAATTCCGCCAAAGATGCGTGAAGAATTTGTTGCTGATTTGGAAAAACAAGGGATTAGTTCAACAAGGGAACTTGTTGACCCAAGAAGTCTTCAGCCTTCACAAAGTGAAATTGGGCTTGCTCACGTGGCGCACCTTTACACCGTTGCCAATGGTCAAATCCCACAAACAAAATATCTTCTTGCATCAAAGGATGATTATGTTGTTGATGGTCACCACAACTGGGCAGCGGACGTAGCGCTCGCTCTTAATGACCCATCACAGAAGGTTCCAATTCTTCGCATAGACGCACCCGCACGTGAGGTGATTAGTCTTGGTCTTCAATGGGCAACAGAGCACGGCTTTGAATCAGTCCCCCTAGGAAAAGCCCGCCAAGAAGCAATTGAAAAAGCGGACAAGAAAAAAAATCTAAATAAAAAGCATTCCAAAGCAGTAAAAGCAGCAATTATTGCTGGAGTTGTTGGTGTCCCATTGGCAATAAAAGTTGCAGAAAAGGCGGCGATTAATGCGACTACAGATGCACTAGGAATCATTGCCCGTAATGCAGTAACAACTCATGTGGCAATTGATTCAACAGCCATGGGCGACGCTTTGGCTGGAATTTATGCAGAAGCGAGCAGCGCTGGAGTTGTTTCCATTGCATCGATGCTTGGTCTGGCAGATACATCAGCAGGGAAGTACATTGCTAACGTTCTACAAAATAGCGCTTCCGTTTTAAATGGAATTGACCAAACAACCAAAGAAATGATTATTAGCGCTCTTCAAGATGGGCTAGTAAGTGGAAATTCAACAGACCAAATCAGCACGTCAATTAATGACGTTGTAGACAATCCACAACGTGCAGACCTAATTGCCGTAACTGAAGTTAACCGTGCTTACAACGCCGGAATCATAGATATGCTTGCAAACTCAGGCGCTACTCAGTTCAATTGGATTGTCCGTGAGAACGGATGCACAGTTTGCTCTGAGCAAGAAGGTGTCCATGACATTGGAGACGACACACCGCCGCTTCACCCAAATTGTCAATGCGACATTGGCCAAGTGGTAGAAAAGTCAGCCGTCCGAAAAGGCGATGTGGTCGGCCATGCGTTTCATGGAAACCAGTGGCAAGAAGGAACCGGTGGGGTTTCACCTGAAAAAATTAAAGCCGCCTGCAACAGTAGGGGCGCACTAGACAAACTTGCTGAGATTTTTGGAAATACCGGGAACTACCCAACAGCCGGTGGATGCTTAGTGGTGGCCCAAGCCATTCAAAAACTTTATCCAAATGGTCAAATGAAGGCAATTGTAACAAGCAGCGAAACCCACTTGCAGTCGTACGCAGAGGCGAATCGCCCACCAATGGTTCAGCACTTTGTTGTTCAAATTGGAAAAGACCGTTATCTTGATGCCGAAGGAGTTCAGAATGAACACGAACTTCTAACAAAATACGGATTCCAAATGCCCGACGGCAAATACAGCGAGCAATTAATTGAAGCAACACCTTTTGTGGTGGACCACGCAAGCACGTACATTCTTTCTCCAGAAGGCGGCGCCGACAAATTTGCAGACTTTTTACGCAGTTACAGCCCAACAACTACCGTCACCAAAAAACAGGCAAGACTTATAAAAGCGGTGGTAGAAAAAGTTTTATCTGTTGCAAAGGGCGACGTGGCGGGGCACGAGTTTCATGGAAACCAGTGGACCGGGGGGCAAGGTTCAGCAAGCCTAAGTTCTTTTAAAGAATCTTTCGATAAGGCTTTTGCGGGCAGCCCCTTTTCGGCTTTTGTGAATCACTACAGCCTTGAGGAAATGAAGAGCGAGGGAATGAAGCCGCTCCTATCAGCAGATGGCAAAACCGGCCTATTAATTCATGACCACGGTGACGGCCGAATTGAGGCTACGGCCCTATTTAACAATGGTGAATCCGGTGCTGGGCTCCAATTGCTAAAAAACGCCATTGACAACCACGGGGTCAACTACGTAGAATGCTTTGGACCCGCCTTACCAGTTATGTATGGCAAGTTAGGTTTTGAGGTAGAAAGCAAGAATTCGTTTGACCCGCAGTACGCCCCAACAGACTGGAATTACGACAAGTTTGGGACGCCCGATTACTACACGATGAGGATTACAAAATGACAGAGCAAGACAAGCCACTAGAACTTGACCTTGAAGCAATTAAAGCAGAAGTGCTTTCCGGAATGTCCAAAGAAGATGCCGAGAAATATGGCGAAAACCTTTGGCAAGCAGCCCTCAGGCAAATTTAGTATTTCCTTTTAAATAAAGGCTTTTACGGCGGTAGTTGACCTATCGTTCACCGTTTGATAACCTTAATCGAACCCCCAATGGTCGTCCAAAGGAGGCGTTGTGTGCAACAACACCATCAGCATTAACCGTTTACAAATAAACGGCTTGTCCTATTCCTCTATCAAGGCAGGCTCGTGATAGGTGCAGTGCGGGGAGGTTACCTCGCACTCGTTTTGACGATTGGTCTCTTTACCAATCTTGTCAACCAACACACTGTCGCTGCGGGGTCGGACACGTCCCAAGGCACAATAACTATTGCCTATGACCAGTCGGCGCTATCAACGCCTACAACCACGATTGCGGCACCCGTGACAACTACGACGATGGCCTTGGCGCCAACTCCGTCTTTTTTTGTTCCAACAAAGCGTGGACCGGTTCGCCCGGGGCCAGTCATGCACGCCAGCGCTTCAAGCGATGATACGTACAAAATTGGAAAAGCACTTTGGTGGACATGGACTTACGACAAGACCGCTTATCAGCCAACGGCAGATGACCCAACCCATACCCTTCCTTTAAGCGTTCAGGAAATCTTTGCCTGCATTCGTTACACCGAAAGTCGTAATCACCCCAACTCGGTAAACGTATCTAGTGGTGCTCAGGGGCTTTATCAATTCCTCCCTTACCTTTGGACTTTTGGTGCATCGGCTTTAGGTATAAAGGCACCAACGGCAATGGCGGCAACTCCGCAGCAGCAATCAGCAGTTGCGGTTTGGTTCTACAACCGTAATAACGGCTTCTACCCTGAATGGACAGACGGCTGCTCTTGATAATAATTACTGGCATTTAAGCCTGAGTTCTGGTATCTTCTTGTTCACCAAGAAATAAGGGGAAGAAGATGGATTTACTTGAATGGCTCAAATACGGAATTGAAAACAAGTTCTGTTCACCACAGTTTTGCGAGGTGCACGATGGTGCGCCGTTAAGCGAAACAGAAATAGAAATCTGCGAGACCGGTGAATATGACGCTCTATGCCTACCAATGGTTAGGCTTGGAACTCTTGAAGACTGGGAGAATGACGCAATTGAAGCGAAGGCTTTGATGAGCAGCGAGAAGGTTCCATCAGAATGAAGCACCGCTTAGAACGAGAAATAAAGATTGCCTTAATGGAAACTAAGTGGGCGAAATGGCGAAAGACTTATTACGCCAACGACAAAAAATCATTATTAAATAGGTGGAAGAGGAATGGCTAAAGCCTGCACCAAACCACACCAATGGTTGCTCATGAACATGGGTGCCAAGACGTACGTGATGTGCGCTGTTTGTGCTGAACGTTTTGCATTTACTGCAGAATTCAATGGTGCTCCGTACAAGGGAAAAGTTCCAGCAAAGTATGACCAGATGGGAAATCTATGAGCAAGAGAAAAAAAATACAAGCGCTGCAATATGAATTGGAAGCAGCAAATAATACGATTAATAATCTCATGGATAATTCTATGGAAGAGCGTTGTCTTTTGACATACTGTTTTATGGTTGCCGCAAGCAGGCTTTTTGTTCATCAAGAAAATTACAAAGATGTAGACCATTTTGCTGCCGACCTTTTTGAAGAAATTCGTAAACAGTACAACGGGAGTACTTTTGCTTGAAATAGTTCACTACCCGAACATGGTTCTGCAAACGCCTACAAATGACGTTACAGAGATTAATGAAGACCTTGTAAAGGTAATCGCACGCATGGGCGAGGTCATGTACAAACTTAATGGCGTAGGGTTAGCCGCTAATCAAATTGGAATCAGCAAGCGTCTTTTTGTTTATGAGATGGGCGACAAAGTTTTGCGTGCCGTTATTAATCCACAGATTTTGGAAATGGGTGGACATCAGGTTGGAACAGAGGGATGTCTTTCTATCCCTGAAAAATATTGGGACATTCCACGTTACGACAAAGTTCACATGATTGGGCTAAACATAAGCGGGGAAACAATTGAAGTGGAAGCAGAGGGTTTAGAGGCCTGCATCTTCCAACATGAGATTGACCACTTAGATGGCAAAACAATAATTGACCGCATTTCCAAAAAGGAAAAATGGGAAGCCTTCGGGTTTGAGTCTTCCAAAAACTAAATCCCGTCGCCTTTCGGCAAACGGGATTTAGGGTCGTCCTTAGCGTTGTGTGCAGTCGCCCCCAAGAACAGCGTGAGTCTATCAGAGTATCTAACCCCCGTCAAGTTGCGAACAGTGTTCGGTTTGCGCTACTATCCTGACATGGAAAAAACACAAAAGAAGATAATGGGAAGTCAACGTTACGAATCAGATGAAGTAATTCGTTACATTGAGTGGCATTGGAAAGAACTTGGCTATCCGCCATCGCTCAGAGACATAGCCCGGGCAATTGGAATTAAAAGCAGTTCTACCATTCACGCCATAATTATGAAATTGGAAAGTGACGGGAGAATAGTCAGAGACCCCTATCGACGAGCCATTAAGTTGACTTCAAAATCAGCACCCGGCCAATGCAAGCACGACTGGCGAATCAAGAGCCCAAAGGCTGGAACCGTAAAAATTACTTGTGCGAAATGTAACAGAGTTACAGAAACAGAGTACGAGCCAGATGCAGAAAACCCAACAACATGGCTGAAATACACAGGTGTTGTTTAAATCAACAGGGGTATGGTAACCTGTGGATAGTACCAACCCCCCTACATAGGAGTTGCATATGACACAAACATTAACCGAACTTGCTGACAAGGTTTGGCGTCAAGTTGGTCAGGGCGTTGAGCCTGAAACCTCAGATGTCAATGCCCTAATCAGCATGGCCCTTTCTCAGAAGGAAACGCTCAGCCGTCTTGCGACTGAGAACGAGTCTTTGACTAAGGAAAACGCTGAATTAAAGGCAAAAGTTGAGTCACTTGAGCCTTTTAGCCACTTAGTTCAATACGCTGAAGAAACAAACTAATGGCTCATAAACTTTCTTGGGAAGAAAAGGACTTTAACGTCCAAGAAGCCAAAGATGGCCCTTATACATTTGTTGTTTGGAACAATAAATCATTTGCTGAACTTAGGATTATTCGTAAAGAAAATGTAAATGGGATGATTTTGCCCATGCAAGATTTCAGCGTTTTTTCACGTGATGCAAAGTCTGCTAAAAAAATGGCCCAAAAAATAAGCAAAATGTTTCACAAGGTCCGTGAATACAACAAGTTTGAAGACTTGTTCTAAACCCTCCTTGTAATTGTCACACCCCTCAAGTAGGGTGGTTCCATGTCAATAACACCAGTATTTTTAGGCGAGAAGCCAAATGGCGTATCACCATCACGTGTAAGCCAATTCAAAAAATGCCCTCGCCAGTATCAATACGTAAGTGTTGAAAAGTTGCCAGAGAAGAAATCTATTGATGCCTACCGTGGGACAATCTTCCACGCAGTTCTAGAAAACCTTTTCAAAGACCAGCCAACAGCACAAGACCGGACCATCGAAAACGCAATGGCAGAGTTCCGTAAGGTATACCCGGAATACATGACGCCAGAAATTGCAGGCGAAATGGGGCTTGATTCCGAGGCTCAACAAAAGATGGCTGCGGACATCACTTCGCACATTCGTACCTATTACACGATAGAAGACCCTACAAAAATCAATCTTGTTTCTACCGAAATGAGAGTTGACTACGACATGGGCGGATTCGGACTTCGTGGAATTATTGACCGCCTCGACCGAAAAGAAGATGGAACGCTAGAAATTGTTGACTACAAGACTGGCAAAACACCAAAGCCCCGATACCAAGCAGAGGCACTTCAAGCCTGCAAAATCTATGCCTACCTTTGCCAAGAAGTTCATGGTGAAAGACCAACAAGTCTTCGCCTTATTTATGTAAAAAACGGCGACACCATTGCAAAAGCCGTTACTGATAGGGACATTCGTGATGCTGAACTAAACGTCAGAAAGACGTGGGGCTCTATTGAGGCCTGTTATGAAGCAGGTGTGTTCCCTCCAAAACCGTCGGTCTTATGTGGCTGGTGTTCGTTCCAAGATGTTTGTGAGAAGGACAACAACTCACCTTTCTAACACCTCCTACATTTCAACTATTGACAAAACAGAAAAGGGTTCTACGCTTTTGTTTGTCAAGACCATTGGGTTAGCCCTTTGGTAAAGAAAGTCGTAAGGAGATTACGTGGCACGAAAGTTAGTGCGTCTTAACATTCAAGAGACGAGCGGTGTAGACCACCCTGCTCACCTCACTGAAGGTTGGGTCGTTATGAAGTCTGCGGAGTCATCCGAAGTAACGGCGGTTCTTGACGAACTGCGCCCTACAGATTCCCCTGTAGAGGCAATCACACCTGTTTCCAAGGAGGAAACTATGTCAGAAACCCCAGAGGTTGTTATCATCCCTGAGGAAGCGACTGACGCCGACATCCTAAAGGCAATGCCTGCAGCGATTCGTAAGATGCTCACAGAAGCAACGGCTAACGCCGAGGCTGCTCTAAGCGAAAGCGCTGCCCTTCAGGCAGAACTTCGCAAAGAGCGTGACGCACGTGCGGACGAAGCAGCAGTTGTTAAGGCTTCGGCTTGGTCTCACCTCAGCATTGACCCTTCAATCGTAGGACCTGCACTCCGTCGTCTCTCAGAGACAGACGAAGTTCTTGCTTCAGAGATTGTTAAGGCTCTTGATGCCGCTAACGCACAAGTAGAGACAAATGCTGTCTTCACTGAAATCGGCAGCGACTCAACTGTTTCAGTCAATGACGCTTACTCAAAGATGGAATCACTTGCTAAGTCTGCTGTTGCAGACGGCGTTGCTCCTTCATTTGAATCAGCACTCATGTCTGTTGCTCAAAGCAATCCAGACCTGTACACACAGTACCTTAACGAGAAAGGTCGTTAATCATGGCATTTGAACAGAATCCATATGCTGTAAAGATTACGCTCGTAGCAGACTCATCACTTACTGCTGCAAGCCAGTTCTTGTTTGTTGCTCCTTCAACTGCCATCACAGGCACACCAAGCGCAACTGCAATCACTGCAATCACACAGCGTCCAATTGGCGTTCTTCAGAACCAGCCAAAGATTTACACTAACGCAGCAGGCGCAACTCAAGGATACTCAGAAGCAGAAGTAACTGTTTCTGGTGTTTGCAAAGTTCAAGCCGGTGGAAACATCAGCGTTGGTTCAGTAATCGGCGTAAACGCAACTGGCCAAGCCGTTGCAATTGTTGCCGGAACTGCGACAACTCAATACATCCTAGGCACCGCTTTGTCGGCTGGAGTATCTGGTGACATTGTTACCGTTGCTATCAGTTGTGCAAACGCTGCTCGTGCGGCATAAGGAAGGACATAAACCATGCCACAGCCAAACGTAAATAATGTTCACATTGACGCAATTTTGACTAACATCTCGGTTGCTTACATTCAGAACACTGCAAACTTTATTGCAGACAAAGTATTCCCAGTAGTTCCAGTGGACAAGAAGAGTAACCTATACTTCAAGTACACCAAGGACGACTGGTTCCGTGACGAAGCACAACGTCGTTCAGACGGCACTGCTTCAGCAGGTTCAGGCTACGGACTGACCACCGACAACTACACCACAGACGTGTACGCCTTTCACAAGGACATCGGTGACCAGACTCGTGCTAACGCAGACAACCCACTTAACCCAGACATGGAAGCAACGCAATTTGTAACACAGCGTCTTCTTCTTCGTCGTGAAGTTCAATGGGCTACCGACTTCTTCGCCGCAGGCGTATGGACCGGTGGAGATGTTGCAGGAAACGCCTCACCAAACGGAACAACCACAACTGCGTTCTGGAACGACTATGTTTCAGCACCAACTACATACACTTCTAACCCAATTGAAGTAGTGGACGCCGCTAAGGCACAGATTCTAAGCACCACTGGATACGAGCCAAACACATTCGTGCTTGGTTACAAAGTATTCCAAATGCTTAAGAATCACCCATTGCTCGTTGACCGTTACAAGTACACCCAAGCCGGTGCAATCATTACTGAAGACTTGCTTGCGCAACTCTTCGGTGTTGACCGTGTACTCGTTGCTAAGGCAGTAGTTAACTCAGGTAAGGAAGGCACTAACGCTCAGTCATACGGTTTCACAACTGGTAACTCAGCGCTACTTTGCTACACCGCACCTAACCCGGGCCTCTTGACACCATCTGCTGGTTACACATTCATGTGGACTGGCGTTTCTGGTGGACTTGGCTCAACTGTTGGTGTTTCACGCTTCCGTATGGAAGAGTTGAAGGCTGACCGTGTTGAGGCTGAAGTTGCATTCGACAACAAAGTTGTTGCTGCAGACCTCGGTTACTTCTGGTCAAACATCATCGCCTAGTTTTAAATTAGAAAGTATGCCCGCTTTCACGCATCGTATCGTTAAAAGTTTTCCTCACAACGGTACGATGCTGGAGGCGGGCTCTTTCGCTTCTAGCCAAGATTGGACATGGCAAGGAAAGTTTTACGTCGAAACCATGGGTTGGGCGAAACCCCTAGGTCAAGATGAAGTCCAAGGACTTAACAACACGCCCGTAGTAGAAACTCCCGCCAAAGCGGTTGAGGTAAAAAAAGCAGTAAAGAAAGCACCAGCCAAAAAGGCTCCTGCTAAAAAAACGGCTGCCAAGGCTGTAAAAACTTCCGAGAAATAATCCTCGCTTTTTTCCTCGGCATGGTGTAACTTACACGTATGTCATTCAGAGAGGCGCAAGCCCGTTTAGAGCAGGGGTCGGTCTGCAAACTATCTGTAACCTATCAGTCTTTTGACAAAGACGATAGAGAAGTATTTGATGGATGGGTCAAAGACCGCAAACCTGTAAATTTCATTGTCCGAGTCGTTGCAAGTGACGGCGTACAAATCAGCGAGAAGACGATTCGCCATCATCTCATTGGTCAATGTATGTGTCCTGATGACGCAGTGTGGAAAGGCGCTTACCGTGCCACTTCGTGATGCTGAAGATTCTCTTCCAAAAAGACATAAGAACGAAATACCAAAAGGCTTAGAGCCAACAATTAAATGGGATGGCAAAAAGGGCTACATTGATACGCCTGCGCTTGCCGTTGAGCCAGACCCCGCAATTTGGAGTGAACTAATTGCCGACTGGGGACTATCACCAGACTTAACAGAAATTGTTGAGGGTTCAGTTCACATTCGTGGATGGGACACAAACGTTGGTGAAGGAAACGTCCAACGTATGCGTTATTACCGTGCATCAATTCGCACCAAAGAACGTGCTGCTGACACAGAAGACATAGAGGCACTTTGCGAACTTGTTATGAAATACAAAGCGCCAAGGGCTGCAAAAAAAGGTGGCACGGGAAACCGTGCTTTTCTTATTTTGTGCTCTGACTGGCAAGCAGGAAAAGATGAAGGTGGCGGCACTGAAGCGCTTATTGAGCGAATCATAATCACCATTGACAAAGTTATAGAACGAATTAATGAATTGATTAAAGTAGGCCGTGCACCTTCATACATTTATGTAGTGGGTCTTGGTGATTTAATTGAAGGATGCGACGGACACTATGCGCAACAAAGTTTTTCAGTGGACCAAGACCGCAGAAGCCAAGTAAGAATTGTTCGTAGATTAATTCTTCGTCTTGTAAATGATTTAGTAAAGAACTTTGACATTCCAATTATCTTGGGCGCTGTACCCGGAAACCACGGAGAAAACAGAAAAAATGGAAAAAGTTTCACCACACTTACTGACAATGATGATTTAGCCGTCTTTGAGCAATTGGGAGAAATATTTGCAGGCAATCCCGATTTCTATGCAAACGTTTCTGTCCCCGACATTGATAAAGTTTTGAATCCTGACGACCTTACTCTCACTTACGACATTGCTGGCGTACCCTGCAGTTTTGCTCATGGTCACCAATTCAGAAGCGGTGGCGGCGGTTCACAAGGCAAGATTGAAAATTGGTGGAAGGGCCAAGTAATGGGACAGCAAGCGGTTGGAAGCGCAGCCATTTTGTTCTCTGGACACTTTCACCACTTTCTTACAAGTGAGGCAAGTGGTAGAACCTGTTTCCAAACTCCGGCTCTTGATGGAGGAAGTAAGTGGTTTACAGGTACTTCAGGCCAAAACTCACCAGCCGGTCTTCTTTGTCTAGGCATCGGTCTTGACTACGGAAAACGTGGTTGGGGCGACTTGCTTATTATATGAAATACTACCTATCGGGCCCAATGGAGGGCATACCAAACGGAAATTACGATGTCTTCTCAGAGGCGATTCAAAGGCTTTCAAAAGAAGGCATTGAGGTTGTCTGCCTAGCAAGCAAAGAATCCCCTGAGGGGCAAATGAAGGCCCGTATAGCGGCTCTCATGGACTGCGACGCAGTTATTGTTTTGCCTTGGTGGGCTGCATCAAATGATTCAAAGACTGAAGCGCTTGTTGCGGTTTCTACCAAAAAAGAAATTTACGCATTTAAAAAGAATGAAGCAAACATTCTCCAGCATCTTCCAAATGTAAACATCATCACCAGAGCAGAGGTTCTATCAAATGTCTGATGCTGCATGGACTGACGGAACAGATAATGAAGTCTGGGATGTAAGCCCTTGGGAACTTCTCCCGGGCGTGCGCACGGGCGATGAATTAACACGTGGTGAAAAAGCGGCGGACCAAGTTCGCAATCGAATGGGTTCATGGGGGTTCGTCGGCTCTTTCTTGGGGTTCATGGCAATTTGGGGAATTGTAAATTCTCTTGCATTTAGAAATCATGGCTTTGACCCTTACCCATACATTCTTTTAAATTTGTTTCTATCTATGCTCGCTGGTTTACAGGGCGCAATTCTTCTTATTGCAGCCAAGCGTGCAGACGCAGTGGCCGCAGAGCAGGCGCTTAGCCACTTAACAATTTCCAAATCAAGTAGTGAGTTAATAAAAGATGTAAGAAATGAACTTGCTAAGACAGCCGAAATGACTAAGATAATCAAACGCTTATCTGATGAAATTCACCAAACCGTTAAAGAAAAAGGAAACCAAAGTGAGTAAGAACACATACGAATCAATTAACAATTTTCTCTATGCTGAAGATGCAAGGATTAAAGCCATGGAGGGAAACCCATCGTATGTAATCTCGCAAAGCAGTTCCAATTCAGAAACTTCAAAGTTGCCTACAGAGCGACTAATGGCTGGCAAAGACGACCGTTTTCGCCAAATACTTTTGGAAATGCTTGAACTTCATGACCGTAAGCAGTCTGACTATGGGCGTACAGAAGACCCTTTCTCAAACGTAAGGGCATCCGAGGACTATGGTATTCCGGGCTGGATAGGTAGCCTCATTCGTGCCAATGACAAAAATCGACGCCTTCAAAAGGCTGCGAGTGGCTCAACCATGACCAATGAGTCAATCGAAGATAGTCTCATTGACGGAGCCAACTATTACGTCATCGCTCTTATTCTTTACCGTGAATGGCTTGCCAAGCAGCCAAAAGCAGCCTGCAAGTGCGGTGGCAACTGCAAGTGCGGTAAGTCTTAAAAATTCAAAAAATGTGGCAAACTAGATACAGTAATCACGAACTCTAGGAGTCCACTATGGCGCAGGTTTTCACCAACTCTGGCTTGACCGTAATCTTCAACCAGTTGAGCATTGGTGCTACGCCTTCCTCATCATCAGTTACCTACTACGTAGGTCTGACACAGGGCGGCACAGGAACAACAGTTCCAGCAGCAACAGCAACTCTTGCTACTTTTGGTGGCGCATTTAGCGAAATGTCAGGTTCTGGCTACGTTCGCCAATCAGTGAGTTTTGGAACACCTTCATTGGCAACTGCCTACAATGCTTCAACTCCACTTCTTACAACTACCACTTCAGCGTCAGCATCATCTGGCTCATGGGTAGTTACCCTTACTTCTACAACCGGTCTTTTGGTCGGAATGTCAATTGTTGTTGGAACAGAGTCTGTAAAGACAATCACTGGAATCAACGGAAACCAAGTTGTTCTTTCGTCAGCACTTGCAAGCACTCAGGCCTCTGGCGTTACAGTAACTGCTGGTGACGCAGTAAGTGGTGAGCGCTCAGCCGGAGCAGCCGTAACTTTCAGCGCAACTGGAACATGGCCTGCTGCAACTGGATACTTCATTACAAACACATCTTCGGGAACTAGCGGAACAGCGTTCTACTTCTCTAATTTTGCGGACGCTTCAACACCAACGCTTTCTGCTAACGACACCCTCAAGGTCACGCCTACTTGGTTGTTGAGCAACTAATAGACTTGACCCCATAGACAGGGGCGCAGATGGCTAGAAGTTCTTATTCAGCAAATGATTATGTAGGCGGTGCGATAGCCGCCGTCCTAAACCCTGCAATAAGTTCATCCGACACAACAATCACCATTACTGGTGCAGATGTCACGTGGGGAACTCTTGGTTCTGCCGGTGGTTTCTTCTTAGCAATTGACTATGGATTAATTACTGAAGAAAAAGTTTACGTCCCAAGCGGTTCGTACACTTGGACAAACGCAACAGTAACCATTACTGGAATCACACGTGGACAAGATGGAACAACAGCACAAAGCCACACAGTTGGCTCTTCGGTTGTTGTTGTGCTTACGGCAACTGACCTTAAAGAAGCAAACTACGCCGTTCAGCAAACAGTTGGAAAAGTTACAACTGCTGGTGACGTTCTTTACGCATCAGGTGCAAACTCTCTCGCTCGTTTAAGTATTGGAACGCAAGGACAAGTACTTACATCAAATGGCTCAACACCGTATTGGACAAGTGGTGCTCAGGGACCACAGGGTGCACAAGGTCTTCAAGCAAGCGTTTCAGTAGGTACTGTTACCACTGGTTCGCAAGGCTCATCAGCAACAGTTACAAACGTAGGAACATCAAGCGCCGCAATTTTAAACTTTGGAATTCCTCAAGGGTATCAAGGCGCACAGGGTTTTCAAGGGGCGGCCGGTCAGACAAACGCACACTTATCGGTTGCAGTTGTTGACGACTCTGGAGCAACTAATGCTGGTGCATACGCAGTTGGCTCAACAGGTGCAGATGGTGGAACCGGAGTTGGTGCAACAATAACGGCAAACGCTAATGGTGTTTTAACAATTGGAACTTACACACCTGTTTATCAAGACAGAATTCTTGTAGCCGCAAATACAAACTCAAAATACAACGGTGTTTACACACTCTCCACCGTTGGAACCAGCAGCATTAAATGGGTTTTGACACGTGCAACTGACTATGACAATCACGTTGCTGGCCAAGTTGAGCCGGGTGACTATTTCTTGGTTATTTACGGAGCAGATGCCGGTAAAACGTACATTCAGGTGAATAACGGTTCACTTACTGGTGGCGGAATTAAAATTGGAACTGACAACATTACTTTTACTGAAACTGGTGGAGTTGGGCCTACTGGACCTCAAGGTTCTTCAGCAACCGTCGCAATTGGAACAACTACTACGGGGGCGCAGGGTACGCAGGCGCTCGTAACAAATACTGGAACTTCGTCTGCTGCTACTTTTAACTTCACCATTCCTCAGGGATATCAAGGCGCTGCTGGTAGCCAAGGTGCACAAGGTGCCAGTTACATAACATCAAGTACGACACCACTAACAATTGGAACTGGCAGTATTTCAATTACGGTTGGAACAAACCTCGCTTACACCGTTGGTTCTGGTGTGCTGATTTACAACTCTTCATCTAATTACATGAATGGAAACGTCACTGCTTACAGTTCAAGCACCGGCGCAATGACGGTAAATGTCACATCAGTTACTGGTTCTGGAACATTCTCAACTTGGACGGTAAACCTTGCTGGTCTTGCTGGCTCTGCTGGGGCACAGGGTAATCAGGGCGGTTTGACAATTGGAACGACCACAACTGTTTCTTATGCCACTGGTGCTTCAGTAAGTAACTCTGGAACTGCAGGCGCTGCAGTTCTTAACTTTAGTATTCCGCAAGGCCCGCAAGGTGTCCAAGGAACTGCTGCATCAACTTCGGTTTCTACCAAAACATCCGCCTATACATTGGCTTCTACTGATAACGGAAACATAATTGTTCTTACTTCTGCGGCGACAATAACTCTTCCGTCTTCTGGATTTACAGCAGGGCAATCAGTGACAATTGTTGCTGCGACTACTGGATGTTCAATATCTGGAACCTCTGGCTCTGTTATTTCGACGGGTGCAACTCAAAATGCACCAACGCTTCGTACAACCGGCGCCGTTGCAACAGCAATTTACTTGGGAACTGTCAGCGGATACTCTTCAACAACTTGGTTAGTAACTGGAGACATTGCATAATGATTTACCCGGGCGTGGTTGCTTCGTCCAAAACGAATCACCTTTTCACAAGACCAAATGCACCAACAATTGGTACTGTTACTATAAATAGTTATGGTTTACCGGCAGGCGTTACCGTTACATGGTCCGCACCTTCGTATACAACGCAAAACCAGCCAACCAATTACTACGTATATTTGAACAATTCTTCTGGCAACACTTTGGTTTCTGGTCCAATTGCTTTTGGTACAAACACTTCTACATTTAATGTAAATTGCTCAGCAAATACTGCTTACTGGTTTACCGTCATCGCTTCAAACACCGCAGGCTCAAGCGCATACAGCGGAAATAGCAGCACTGTTTATCCAAATAACCCGCCAGCGGCGCCAACAATTGGAAGTGCCTCAATCAGCACATATGTAAACTCCGCAAGTTCAACTGGTTCTGCTGGTATAACCGTTTCTTGGTCGGCACCAACAATTACAAATGGAAATACTCCAACCAGTTATAAGGTATTTGATAATTATGGAGTACCTTGGGGAACCATTGCGTACCCATACACATCAACAACTGTCACCGTCACAAACGCTGCAGCACTAACTGCATACACATTTTCTGTTGCGGCAATTAACGCATCTGGCCAAGGACCCAATAGTGGAGCATCTAACCAAGTAACGCCATTTACAATTCCTACTGCTCCAACAATAGGAACAGCAACACGTGTAAGCAATACTCAGGTTTCCGTTGCGTTTACTGCTGGTTCTATAACAAGCAGTTCACCAGCAACCACGTATTTGGTTTATGACAATGTTACGGGTGCAACGGCTTCCGGAACAAGCAGCCCAATAACAATCACAGAAACGTATACCCAAGGAAATGGTTACACGTTTAAAGTTCTTGCATCTAACGGAGCAGGAAGTTCTGCTTATTCAACGAACAGCAATTCGGTTACCCCTAATCCAAGTTATGTTGCACCAACCGTTAGTCTTTCTAGTCTTGGTTATCAATCAAGTTATGCAACGATTGGGGCAGCGTGGACGGGAACAGCAACCGCTTCAAGTACTGGCGCTTCTGAAACCTATACATTTTCTGCAAGTGGTACCGCACTTTCAACAACCTCTGGTTATGGAGGAATGGCAGTTGCTGCAAATGGCGTTGTTAGTGGAACCGTTGCTATAAATGGACCAAACCCAACTGGTTACACCCTTACGGTAACTGCCACTGGAAATACTTCAGGCCTTTATTCTTCAACATCAACAAATGTTTATGCCGAAGGTTATGGTGAGCACCTTTACTCGGTTGCTGGAACCTACACATTTACCGTCCCAACAGGCCCACTTGGGATTCAGCCTAGCGTTGCATTCATGTGTGTAGGCGGTGGCGGTGGCGGTGCCGGATACAGCCCGTCTTATTACACAGGTAAGGCAGGGGGCAGTTCTTCTATTGCAGGAATATCTACTGCACCCGGTGGAACAGGAGGAGGAACTTCTACCAATACGGCCACAACGGCAGGTGGTCAGGGCGCCTTTTATTTTGACTCACTTGGAAACTCTGCAAACTACGCAGATGGTGCGGTTAGCGGAAACGTTGGTCACGGAGGCTATGGAACCAGTCCATATAACGTTGTAAGTGCTACCGGTAGAGATGGCGGCTATGTAAACAACTCAAGTGGTGGAAATGGTCAAAGTTTTGGTGGTGGTGGTGGATGTGGTAATGCTTCTGGAACTTATCCCGGCGGTGGCGGTGGTGGAACAATGGCAAGCACCACCAATACTCTATATACGTCAATGACAAGCGCCAGTTACACAGTAACCGTTGGCGCTGGTGGCGCAAGGTCCAGCGGTACGTACAATGGAGGTAGTGGCGGCACAGGAATGGTTCGTATAGTGTGGGGAGGCGGCCGTAAAATGAGCAACTCACCACCACAAGGCTCAAACGCCCTAACCAACTAAGGAGAAAAATGTCAGACCAGCAAGAAATACCACAGACACCAATGGCGGCAAATCCTTTTGCTGTTGCTTTTATCAATGGTTCAAGGGTTGCATTGGTTCTAAATACAGACCAAATGCTTGCTGGAATTATGACTTCAGCAACAAAAGTTATAGATGTAAGTACGTTGCCCATACGCCCCGACACTGGATGGGATTACGACGGGGAAAACTTTACCCCGCCAATTGAACAATAAAACGAGCATTCAACCCTAAAACGGGGTAGGGTGTTCAAATGATAAGTCTCTTCACTCCAAGCCACAACAGCAAGTATCTTGACGCAGCACTTGAGTCGCTCGTTAATCAAACCTACTCAGACTGGGAGTGGGTCGTTCTTTTAAACAACGGCGCCACATGGACCTGCGATGATGCAAGGGTAAAACTTTACGAAAGCGATTCTTCTGCTTTGATTGGTCTTCTGAAAAACGAAGCCGCCGCTCTTTGTACTGGCGAATACTTGGTTGAGTTTGACCACGATGACCTTCTTTCACCAAACGCTTTAGAAGAAATTGTTAAGGCTTTTGAGGAAAATGAAAACGTTGGATTTGTTTATTCTGATTTTGCTCAAATCAATGAAGACGGAACACCAAACCTTGTTGAGTTTGATACGACGCACGGTTGGGAGTTCTACGATGATGAGCACGGCTACCACGTATGCAAATCGCTTTCTCACCACCCTGCAAACCTTGCCTATGTTTGGTACGCCCCAAACCATGTAAGAGCATTCCGTAAATCTGTTTACGATGACATTGGCGGCTACGACGTAACTATGGAAGTTTTGGACGACCAAGACATCATTTGCCGTATGTACCTTGCTTCAGATTTCTACCACATTCCAAAGAACCTTTACCTGCAGCGTGTACACACTGAAAATTCTCAGGCCAAGGCTGACCTCAATGCAAAGATTCAGCAAGAGACACACAACGTTTACGCCAAGTACATTGAACTGATGATTTTAAAATGGGCAACCGAAAATGATTTGGAATGCCTAGACCTTGGTGGCGCACACAACCCCGCCCCCGGTTACGTAACGGTAGACATTGAAGCGCCCGCTGATTACATTGGCGATGTTTTTGAAATTCTTTCATCGTTTGATGATGGAAGCGTTGGAGTAATCCGTGCTGTTGACTTTTTGGAGCACATCGAAAACAAGATTGAATTGTTTAACGAGATGTACAGAGTTTTGGCAGAGGGCGGAATGATTCTTAGTTTCACCCCATCAACAGATGGCCGTGGAGCATTCCAAGACCCAACACACGTTGCTTTTTACAATGAAAACTCGTTTTGGTATTTCACCAGCGAAAGCCACCGTAAGTATGTTCCAGCAATTAAGGCAAAGTTTCAACGCAGCCGCCTGATGACATACTTTCCAAATGAGTGGCACCGCCAAGTGAATATCTCATATGTTTCAGCAAACCTCATTGCCCTAAAAGACCCAAATAACCGTTACGGCGGACAACTGGACTTCTAACCTGTATCGCCATATAGCACAAGGGAAAATAAAAAACCCTCGTGTAAGATTTACGCATGGCTAGGCACTTTTTGGAATCAACTAGCCAAGATACGGTGAAATAGTGTCAAGGGTTGCCTACTCTCAGAATAGTTACGTCGGGGCCGCCCCGAACGCCTATCTCTACACGGCTATTGGCAGTTCTGACACCACAATCGTTCTTACAAATACGACCGGTGGTTGGTCGGGTCTTGGAACTAATGGTTTCTACCTCGCCATCGATTTTGGAAATGCCGCCGAAGAAAAGATTTACGTACCAGCCGGTTCTTACAACTGGACTGGTCTTACGGTTACCCTTACTGGAGTAACTCGTGGAATTGACGGCACCGTTGCCGAGCCACACTCAATAAATGCAATCGTTGTTCCAATTATTACTGCAATTGACATTGCTGAAGCAAACGCTGCGGTATGGAACACAATTGGAAAAGTCCAATCGCAAGGTGACCTCATCATTGGTTCACAAGCGAACCAATTCAGCAGACTTCCAATTGGCCCCCAAGGAAAGTTTCTAGCATCAGACGGAACTACTGCTTACTGGGCAACTGGTGGATACCAAGGGACACAAGGTGCACAGGGTTACCAAGGGCAGACCGGACCACAAGGGACGCAAGGTGTAACCGGAAGTCAAGGGCAACAAGGGTATCAAGGGAGCCAAGGCTCACAAGGAAATCAAGGTCTAACTGGTAACACTGGTCCTCAAGGAAATCAAGGTAATACTGGTTCACAAGGCTCAACAGGTTTGCAGGGACCACAAGGTAATACTGGTTCAACAGGAAGTCAAGGAGCGCAAGGCTATCAAGGCTCAACAGGTTCCACAGGACCACAAGGTTCTACGGGTTCGCAAGGCTCAACAGGAAGTCAAGGCTCAACTGGAAGCCAAGGCTCCACGGGTGCGCAGGGGAGCACGGGTGCGCAGGGGTCTACGGGTACACAAGGTTCAACTGGTCCTCAAGGTTTAACGGGTTCACAAGGTTCCACCGGAGCACAAGGACCAATTGGTTCAACTGGTTCGCAAGGTGCTCAAGGTTCTCAAGGCAATCAAGGCCTCACTGGTTCCACGGGTGCGCAAGGTGTTCAAGGAACGCAAGGCTCAACTGGAACGCAGGGTTCTACTGGTGCACAAGGCTCACAAGGTTTTCAAGGTTCAACTGGTTCACAAGGTGCAACCGGAAGCCAAGGGGCTCAAGGCTATCAAGGTTTTCAAGGCGTAACTGGAGCAACCGGCGTTCAAGGAACACAAGGAAGCACTGGTTCAACTGGTGCTCAAGGTCTTACTGGTCCACAGGGTTCACAGGGGTACCAAGGAGCAACTGGTGTTCAAGGTTTAACGGGAACACAGGGTGCAACTGGAGCGCAAGGGAATCAAGGTTTTCAAGGGACGCAAGGAACAACTGGCTCACAAGGCGCAACCGGTTCTCAAGGCGCAACTGGACCGCAAGGTTCTCAGGGGCTACAAGGAACAACTGGCTCTCAGGGTGCAACTGGTCTTCAGGGGCCTCAGGGATATCAAGGCTCAACTGGAAGTCAAGGTTCAACGGGTTACCAAGGAGCAACAGGAAGCCAAGGTGCGACTGGAAGCCAAGGTTACCAAGGGTACCAAGGTCAAACTGGACCACAAGGTGTTACTGGACTGCAGGGACCCCAAGGTGTTCAGGGTGCAGCGTCTTCTCTTAACGCACACGCCGCAGTTGTTGCAGTTGACTATTCAGGAGTAACAAACTCTGGCGTTTACGTAGCAGGAACACTTGGAGCAGATGGTGGTTACGGTATTGGCGCAACACTAACGGCATCGGCAAATGGTGTTTTAACCATCGATGGTGTTAACCCAGCAGTTGGTCAACGTGTACTGGTAAATAATCAAACCCCACAAACTCGTAACGGTATTTACCTCGTAACAAATTCTGGTGGAACAAGTGCCAAGTGGATTCTTACTCGTGCTTCAGACTATGACAATAGCAATCAAGGTGAAGTTTCTGTTGGTGACTATGTTTTTTGTACCAATGGAACTTTGTACGCAGGCACTACTTGGACGCAAATTGATTACGGTTCTCTTTCTGACTTAAGTATTATAATTGGAACAGACAATATTCACTTTGCGGAAACAGGTGGAATTGGACCTCAGGGTTATCAAGGACCACAGGGTGTTGGTGGCGCCCATGGTTACTACGGTTCGTTCTGGGATACAACAACACAATCTGCCGCAGTAGTAAATACTGCCTATGACATAAATCTAAATAGTTTTGGTGACACAAGCGGAATATCCTTAACAACACCAAATATTATTATTGCAAGTCCCGGTGTTTACAACGTTCAATTTTCTGCTCAGTTTATTAGAAACTCTGGTGGAACTGGTAATGCGTATGTTTGGATTAATCAAAATGGAACAGATGTTGCCGCCTCTGCCGGTGATGTTCAACTAGCAGGTAACAACTACGCAATTATTCAATCGTGGAATTACCTAATCACCACTACAACCGCTAATGAATACGTAAAATTCCGTTGGGCGACAACCGATTTATCAATTAAAATAGTAACTCTCGCTGCAACTTCTTTTGCACCTCTTACACCTTCAATGATTGTTACCGTGCAACAAGTCATGTACACCGAAACTGGTGCACAAGGGGCTCAGGGACCTCAAGGGGGTCAGGGCGCACAAGGCTCTAATGGTGCACAAGGTTTTCAAGGAATCTCCGGAACTAATGGAACGCAGGGTGCTGCTGGTGCACAAGGTGCGACTGGTTCTCAGGGGGCACAGGGGGCACAAGGTTCAATAGGCTCTCAAGGTGCAACTGGTTCACAGGGGCAACAGGGTGCGCAAGGTTTTACTGGTTCGCAAGGTGCAATTGGATACCAAGGATACCAAGGCGCAACTGGCTCGCAAGGAAGTCAAGGATACCAAGGGTCAACTGGTTCACAGGGAAATCAAGGAAACCAAGGTGCCACTGGAACAACTGGTGCACAAGGGTCTCAGGGTTCTCAAGGACAAACCGGTTCGCAAGGTTCTACCGGTGCACAAGGCTCTACCGGCGCTACTGGTTCTCAAGGAACGCAAGGTCTAACTGGTGCTCAAGGCTCAATTGGATACCAAGGGTATCAAGGCTACCAAGGACCACAAGGCGTTATTGGACAAACTGGTTCAATCGGTCCGCAGGGATATCAAGGTGCAACCGGTCTTCAGGGCAATCAAGGCAACCAAGGTTCAACTGGAGCGCAAGGAACTACTGGCTCCCAAGGTACAACTGGTTCGCAAGGAAATCAAGGTGCCACCGGGTCGCAAGGTACGCAAGGATACCAAGGTTCAACTGGTGCGACTGGTGCACAGGGGACGCAAGGAATAACCGGCTCTCAAGGAAATCAAGGTTTCCAAGGTTCGGTTGGTGCCACTGGCTCGCAAGGAACGCAGGGATACCAAGGTCAAATTGGTGCAACTGGTGCCCAAGGTAATCAAGGATTCCAAGGTACAACCGGTGCCACCGGTGCGCAAGGCGTTCAAGGTTTCACTGGTTCACAGGGACCAATTGGTTATCAGGGTGCAATTGGTTATCAGGGTTACCAAGGCTCAACTGGTGCGCAAGGTAACCAAGGTTTCACTGGAGTTCAAGGCCCTCAAGGGAATCAAGGGACGCAGGGTTTAACTGGGCCACAAGGTACGCAAGGTAATACTGGAACGCAAGGACCAACTGGTTACCAAGGACCTCAAGGGTCACAAGGCGCACAAGGGGCTCAGGGTTATGTCGGTGCACAAGGTGCAACCGGTAATCAAGGACCACAAGGTTACCAAGGACAACTTGGTTCACAGGGTCCACAAGGTTATGTTGGTACACAAGGTTCGTACGGACGTGGTTACAACGTAACTTCAAACACTTCTTACACAATTGCTGCAAGTGGAATTTTTACCTTCTACACAAACTACACAGGTGCGTACGTACCGGGTTCAGTAATTGACGTTATTAGTGCTTCTACTTCTTATTACATGGGTGGAACAATCACCAATGTAGTGACCGACACAAGCATTACAGTTAACATCACAAGTTCATACGGAAGCGGCGCTTTTTCTGACTGGCAATTCACCATTGGTGGATACGGAAGTCTTGGAACTGGCTCTGGTACACAAGGGCCGCAAGGGACTCAAGGAGTTCAAGGGAATCAAGGTGTTCAAGGCGCCGGTTACCAAGGTGTTCAAGGCGCTACTGGTTCTCAAGGACCTCAAGGTTACCAAGGAAATCAGGGTGCTGGCACTCAAGGAAATCAAGGTTACACAGGTCTTACTGGTGACCCGGGAATTGTTAACCAATCCATTGCACCAACCAATACTGGAATTCTATGGATGGATACAACATCCACACCAACAATTGTTCAGGGGTACCAAGGAGTCCCCGGAACTCAAGGTTCAACCGGTTTACAAGGTCCTCAGGGAAATATTGGTGCGCAAGGAACACAAGGTAGTCAAGGTGCATCCGTCCAAGGGCCTCAAGGGTATCAAGGTGCACAAGGCGTATACGTATCAGCAAACGGTGTTGCACCAGTTGATACAACTCTTCTTTGGCTTGACAATTCTGCTTCAGGAAATGGAACGCAGGGACCACAGGGGTCTCAAGGGGCACAAGGGTATCAAGGCGCATACGGTGGACCTCAGGGAACTCAAGGGGCACAAGGCCGTCAAGGGGTTCAAGGGACGCAAGGCTATCAAGGACCAGCACCACTCGCCGCAATTGGAACGGTTACCGTTGCACCAACGCCACAAGTTACGGTTGGTAACTCTAACGGAACAGCAACATTTAATTTTGGATTAGTTCAAGGACCACAGGGTTACACCGGAGCCCAAGGGCCTCAAGGTTTTCAAGGAAATCAAGGTTCTACTGGTACCGCAGCATTTGTTGGAGCGCAAGGCCCACAAGGTTTTCAAGGGAATCAAGGATTTCAGGGGAATCAAGGGAATCAAGGATTTCAGGGCTACCAAGGTTTTCAAGGGACTCAAAGCGGAATCACAATTGGAACAACGACAACGCTGGCTTCTGGTTCTCAGGCAACAGTTTCCAATTCAGGAACAGCGGGTGCATCCGTACTTAACTTTGGGCTACCTCAAGGTTACCAAGGAAACCAAGCGGGAATCACCATTGGTACAACATCGACTGTTGCATATGGAGTTCAGGCTGCAGTATCAAACGTAGGTACTGCTGGCTCAGCAATTCTGAACTTCTCGCTACCTCAGGGACCTCAAGGTTATTCAGCAGCAACAACAAATGTTGCAATGAATGCACCGCTTGAGGCATTCCAAGTTGTTACTGCAGCGCCAACAGCAACTCAAACCATCTACCTTGGCGCTTCTTCAATTTGGTATTTCACTTCGAATTCTGCAAATACATTTGCATTAAACTTCTCCGCCGGTATCGCTGGTTCTACAGTTCCTTTAAATACGCTTCTTGCAATTGGACAATCAATTGGTGTAACTGTTCTTGTTAAAAACGGTGCAACAACTTTGTATTATGCAACTGGATTCCTAATTGATGGAAACGCCGTTACGCCTATTTGGCAAGGTGGAACGGGTGCGCCAACTGCTGCTGGAGCAGCGAATTCGGTTGACATCTATAACTTCACCATATTAAAAACGGCTGCCAATACCTACACAGTTTTGGCCTCAACGAACTACTTTAAGTAATCATGCCATTAGCGTCAACTAGCGGTTCATCATCACAAGGATTTGGATTTCTTAAAACGTTTCACAAAATCCTTGCTGACAACTTCACCCGCTCTGCAACTCAAGGTGGCCTAGGAACATCAACTAATGGTGCTACATGGAACTCTATAACCGGAACTTGGTACGTAAACTCAAACAATCAAGCCCAATCAGATGCAACCTCAACTGTATATCCGGTTTCTGCAATAGATGTAAACTCTTTTAATCAAACCGCCAGTGCAGTTGTTTCAGAGGGAACCGGAGTAGCCGTTTGGGTATCAGCACTAGGAACTTCTTGGTACGCTGCAACAAGTTACAATGTAAATAGCACGTATGCGTGCAATCCATATTCTTGCAACTGCAGCAATTGTTGCCAGACTTGCAACGTTTCGTGTAATTGCGTTACTACGCCGTGCACGCAATCTTGTGTAACCTCTCCACAAACCTGTTCGGGTGGAGGCACGTCGTGCTCTGGTGGTGGCTGCAACTGCACTGCTTATGGTGAAAAAGGTGCTGCGTACTGCTGTGGAAGCGACCCTCTTGTTTGCGTTGACATTCCACCAACTTGTACCGGTGGAGGCACTACCTGTACCTGCACCGGTGGGGGTACTTCGTGTGACACTTGTGCGGTTCCCTGTAATTGCGTTTCTTGCAATTGTTCTACTTGTTACCAATCTTGTGGTTCTGTTAATTATTACATGAGAATTTTGCAAAATTTAAGTGGTGTAGTTAGTACTGTTACAAATGATGTTTCTCTTAGTAGTCAAGCCGTAGCGATTAAAGTGCAGGCAAATGCTGATTCTGGCTCAATTATTGCCACCGCTTACTCTGACACTGGGTTTTCAACAGTTTTGGGAACGGCAAATTTTTCACCAACAATTGGGCTTCAGAGTCAATACGCTGGTATAGTAAAAGCACCTACTAGCAATAGCCAAGGTTCAACAATCACCAGTTTCCGAGCGCAGGTATAAAAATGACAAACGAAGCAGCAAGTGAGCGACCAGCAAGACCTTGGGATTTGTGGAATAAAAACATTGGTCGTGTGGCTACGGTTGTTGCAGATGAGCGTTTTGAAATTTGCAAAGCCTGTCCTAACTATGTTTCCCTAACCCACCAATGCACCGAATGCGGTTGCATTATGAATGCCAAGGTGAAACTTCCAAATGCTTCTTGCCCAATTGGAAAATGGTCCGCAGTAAGTATTTCTTACAAAACCGATGACACAAAGAAAGACCAATAATGTCAACACTTAATGCTCCTCAAAATCTTCAAGTCTTCCCATCTAATAATGCACTAATTGTAAATTGGCTTCCAATTGTTGACCCATCTTTGGGGGGATACAGCATCTCAATAACTGATGAAGCGGGAACGCTTAAAAGCATTGCAATTACCAAGGACTCAACATCTATTTCTATTGATAATTTGACCAATGGAGAAAAATACTCTATTTCTATCGCATCTGTAACGGATGAAGGCATTGGTGAATACTCAATTCCGGTTGTTGGGGTTCCAGACAATACTCGCCCAGTAGAACCACCGCAAGTAAATACTTCAACATCGCCTGAGCCATTAACACCACAGGCAGTGCCACCAGTAAAACTTGCAATGGTAATTGATGGTGAAGTGGTTGACGTTTTGTTTACTGATGAGCGACTGGCTGCAATTTTTCTAAGCGCCCCAACCGTTGTAGACGTTACTGACGCAACCTCGGAAGTAAAGGCTGGCTACTTGTTTGATGCTAAAACCAGAATGTTTTCTATACCGCCAATTAGCATTGACACAACAAATCTCACGGGTGAATTAAATAATTTGGCGCCCATGGGAACACCAAATATTCCACCAACAGTTAACTAATGCCCGAAACAATGCCCCCGGTCCCAGAGATTGCCAAATTAGTAAAAGTGGCAATAATTATTGACAACGTTGTTCAGGCAACAATGTTTCTTAAGCCCGAATTAGCACTTAAGTTTCTTTCGGGTAGTCCACTTTCTTGCGTCAATATATCTGCACCAAATGGTGCACAATTGGCTACGGGCGGGGACATTTATGACCCAACAACAGGAAAATTCACAACCCCTTAAGGTTTAAAATGGCTACTGTAACTCATTTATATTCTGACCCTAACGAGATTTACGACCCTGCAAACAAAAATTGTAAATCGCTTTACTATGAATTAATTGACAAAGGACCAACTGTTCCATTCGAAATTGGAAAACCACTTTTTTCTGCAACCGGAGAAAGCGCAACGGACCTTTTTACCAAAATGTTTGGTGGAATTGGTGGAAAAGAAGAAGAACTTATTGTTATTCACTTTGAGGCAAAAAAAGATTTCAATGGTGACCTTTCTTTTCCTTTGGAAATAATGACCAAAATGAACGGCAATTTTCTTTTTGTTGGAGAAATGAAACCCCATTATTCAACTGGAAGCAAAACAAAAGTAACTTCTTTTAAAGATGACCTTTCTAGTTATGAAGACCCAATTCAGCCCTCAAACAGACCCGGCGGCGCTTTCTACCACAATGAAGGTCAAGTATTTATTGCTGGAGTTTTGACATTTAAAGACTCAAATGATTATTACCAATTCATGCAAACAATTTCTCAAACAGCAATTGCTGCAATTAAAACATTTGATACAGAAGGAAAATTAGGGGAAGTGGGTACGTCAGAGCCGTATTCAGGAATTTTTTCTCACGTGGGTACGCCAGAAATTAAAAAAATAGGTGGTTGGCAGGGTTGGGATAATCCTCATCCGCTACAAAAAGAAACTACAAAAGTTCGTGCCCTATTTTCTTTTGCAATAAATGTAAACAATGATTTAACCCCTTTCTTCAAAGTTGACCTTTGCGATGAGCCAATCCCAGTGGGCTCTTTGGCGGTTGACGGGGTTTATGTAGACGTACCAACCTTTAGGCGCCAGTTCTCAGAGCAAATGGTTACTTTTGCTTTGGACTTTCTTCAAGCCTAAATAAATACCGGTTTATGCCCTAGAATAATGGTTTAGGAAGGACTGTCAATGGCTCAACTGAAATATTGGAACGGTTCGACATGGGTAACTGCCGTTGTCGGTTCTCAGGGCTATCAGGGAGTCCAAGGTGCAAATGGAGCCCAAGGGCAACAAGGTTTTCAAGGCTACCAAGGGAATCAAGGCGTAATCAGCACCAGCAATGGAGTGCCGCCTACAGATACATCAGTTCTTTGGTATGACGCAACCGCAACTTCAACAGTTGGAGTAGCAAACGCAACGCCCGGCGGTGTTGTTTATGGAGCGGCCGATGGAACTGGATTAACAACAGCATCTGGAACCTCTGGCTCTTTCCTTATGTCTTATGGAAACGTAGCAAATGGTGGGCCTGAGTTTATTCAGTTAAACGTTCATGAACCGGTAAACGTTGCCACTACAGGAAGCAATATTCCTGCAACATACACTCTTGGAAATGCTTTAACAAGTACTGGAAACAATACTAACGATTATCCAGTTTGGGCAGACCTTCTTACAATCACCGCAACTGGTGCTTTTTACGTTGACGGAATTCTTATTAACGCTGGAGACCGTGTTCTTTTTAAAGACCAAACTAACGCAGCGTCAAATGGAATTTGGCTATGCACAACTGCTGGCTCCGTTGGGGTAAGTGCTGTTTTTTGTAGAGATAATGATGGCGACACAATTTCAAAACTTGCAGCGGCGACTGTCTCTGTTTATAACGGAGCACTTAATGGTGGCTCTACGTGGCAAACAACGCTTTCCAATTCTGGTGTTCTTGGAACAACAGGAATTTATTTTACCCTTTCAGTTACTAGCGCTACAGGTGTTGGTACCGCAGGTCAATTGCTTATGTCTTATGGAGGAACTGGTCAGGCAGGGCCTAACTGGGTTTCTTTTGGGGTTCACGAACCAGTAAGTGCTGCCTCAACAACAAATGTTGCTGGAACATATACGGTTGGTGCAAACACCTCTCTTGACCCTGCGCAAGCATCCGATACTTTTGTAACAACGGCAACAGGAACCCTAGTAATAGATGGTTATACGGTTCAAACTGGCGACCGCATTTTATTAAAAGACCAATTAAATGGCGCTCAAAATGGAATCTGGCTTATCACCACTGCAGGTTCTAGTGGCATTGCAACTTCAATGGTCCGTGACAATGATGCAAATACTTTTTTTAAATTAGCCGCATCTATTGTTCAAGTTCGTCAAGGCAATTCAAATAGTGGCTCAGTATGGACTTGCTCATCTTCCTCTACGGGGACCATGGGGATAACACCAATTAATTTTTCTTATAACGTTTCAGCAATTGGTGGCTATGGTCAAGCAGGGCAATTGCTTATGTCATATGGAGTTCCCGGTATTAATGGACCGCCGCAATATATTCAATACAATGTCCATGAACCCGTCCAAGTTGCAACAACCGGAAATAATATTTTTGGAACATATTCAAACAACACCCCGGGCTCGGTAACCAACGACTCTACATTTGTAGTATCAGCAACTGGTCCATTAGTAATTGATGGATATACGGTACAAATTGGTGACCGCATTCTTATAAAAGACCAGACAATTGCATTCCAAAATGGTGTCTATGTATGTACAACTCAGGGTGTCTATGGAATTAATGCAGCATTTGTAAGAGACAATGACGTTGACACTACAAACAAGTTGGCGGCTTCCGTAGTTCAAATTCTTCAAGGAAATCAAAACGGTGGAACAGTCTGGTTTTGTTCTTCTAAGTCAACCGACACAATGGGAACAACTGCAGTCAACTTTTCTAAGCCCCTAACATCTTCAACAACAGGAACTTCTTCCCAATTGTTAGCGTCTGGCGGACCATCTTCTTCCGCTGGTTTCTACCAGTTTGGTTCTCACCCAGTTGTACAGGTTTCTTCAACGGGAACCAACATTGTTGGAACGTACGCAGTCGGCGCAAATACAACAAACGATGTAGGAACTGCATCTGACACATTCACCATCACTGCCACCGGAGCGTTTGTTTTGGATGGGTACACGGTCGGTCTTGGTGACCGAATCTTGCTAAAAGACCAAACTGCTGGTCTCCAAAACGGCGTCTACAAGTGCACAACCTACGGAACAACTGGTGTTTCAGCAGTATTCGTTCGTGACTTTGACGCCAATACAATTGGAAAATTAGCCGCCGGAAACTTCTCAATCCTTCAAGGGTCATCATACGGAGGAACAACTTGGTACTGCACCAATAAAACAACCGACACCCTTGGAACTACAGCGATTACGTTTAGTAACCCAATTTTTGCAACCAACACCCCAACGGCTAACCAAGTTTTGGCCGCAAACGCATCTGGTGTCGCTACATGGCAAAGTGCCCCTGCGGTTTCTACTATTTCTACCAATACCGTATTTACGGCTCCGCTTGAAGCAATACGCTACTCAACTAGTGCAATCGCATCGTCTCAAAGCATTTACGCATCCCTAGGCTCTGTTTGGTTCTACAACGCAGCGGCAACAGCAAACTGGACGCTTAACATAACTGGTAGTTCTACCCCGACAACGCTTAACTCAATTCTTGGAGTTAACCAATCAATTACCATTGCGGTAATGGTTCTTCAGGGTGGAACCGCTTGGTATAACTCCGCAATACAAATTGACGGTAACGCAATCACCACAACTGCGGGAACATACGGAATTGTTTATTGGTCTGGTGGAACTGCGCCAACATCTGGAAACGCTAACCAAATTGACGTTTACAACTACACAATTATTAAAACCGCATCAAACTTCTACACAGTTCTTGCAGGATTGACTAAGTTCTAATGCCTATTATTTCTGGTCAGGGCGATGACTCCGCTAACGGGTATGGTGAATTTACCACTCCGTACTATGGCTCATCTTTATATACTTTTCCAACCGGAAGTTATGTAACCTTCAATGGGACATCAGGATATACGGGGCCATCTCTTTCTACAGCAATAAGCACATTGAGTTCCAATGTAAGCACAAGTTGGTCAAGTAATACTTTGTATTTCAATACTTCTGGTGGAATACAACTTTGGACCGTACCAAGCACGGGGACCTTTACAATACTTGCTGCTGGTGCGGCGGGTGGAACTGCAAGTTCGGTGGGTGGAAGGGGTTTAATTTGGTCAGGAAATTTTTCCCTTGTATCTGGGACTATCTTGTACATTCTTGTAGGCCAGTTGGGTGTTAGTAGTGGGTATGGAGGCCCCCCCGGAGGCGGCGGCGGCACCTTTGTTCTTC